TAATTCCTTTTTTAGGTTCCATGGTGTTCTTTGGTGAGTGAGTTTTATGTTATTCTTAGTTTTGCTAACTGAGTTTTAAGATCGTCATTTGCCGCATTTTCCACCCGTGATTTAGGTTTGTATATATTATAGGTTTTCGTAGAAAATATGTAATTGTAGTTTATTTTACTGCATTACCACTGGTACTCGAATGTTTTATCTCGATTGTTTCCGATTGTGCGTCCTTTTTAGGACGCAATTTGTGATAGAGATTGTCACTTGTTTCCACCCGGTTTTCTAGTTAGCTTCCTATCGGCACGGAAGTTATCTCATGCGCTAGTGGTCTAGGTCTTGGAAAGCCTCCCCCACTGTTGCTGCATTTAGTTACTGTTATACTAATCTCTAAGTGATATATGTGTGTTACGTTAAAAATTCCTTATTCCGACGTACTGGAAAGGTTTCGTTAGTGCTAGAAGTCGTGAACTCGACCATATATTTACAGTCGCGCCCTAACCCGGCGTATAGTATGGACATATTTGTGTAGTGGCAATAGTCTAAATCTTGGGATTTTCCCACATGGTTCTTTCGTGTGGGTTGCGTTTTACCCAAGCAGTCTCCGAGCCAGTGATTTGTGTCATGATATTGACCCCTTACAGTCGGCGCCTCTATGGCAATGTTGGTTTTTTCCCGCCAGCTCGGTATACCTGATGATGGATTGTGTTTAAGATGGTTAAATTTACACTTAAACATCAAAACGCCTGTAGTGAGACTACCCCCTGTTCCACTCCCCGTTCGAGTACGGGAAGCATGACGCATGCTACCTCGAGTCCTTGTAATAGGTCTCAACCTGATCCTGAACCTGCATTTATGCGTGATGTACGCTTTTCTATTTGGTGCTATGGTTCTTTTGTTCGAGAGTCTTTTGATGATTGTTGTATTAAGCCTAGTCATATGGCTGTCAGAAGACCTCCTCCGCCTTATCTGTTTTCCCTCCCCCTTCCTCATGAGCGTACTGATCTTTGTACTAGTCGTTGTTGGATTTCTTTTGAACCTTGGCCTGTTTATGAATCAGTGGATGTTGATTCCCTTCATGATTATGATGGTGACCAGTTTTTAGGGTTTGAAGACCGCGATTCTGTTCATGAATACGATACCCAATCTGATGAGGAGCTGCCTCCACTTGAAGAAGATCCCGTGTCCCCTTTATCTGATTGGGATGACGCGGACTATATTCGTCTTCAAGCTGGAGAGGATTATTCTATGGTTCTTAGTGAATTGTTTTTTCTTATCAACGTCTTGAGACGCTTTCAACCTTCGTCGTTAGGTTGTTATGAGTCGTATTGTTATGTTGTTGAAGAAATGCAAGCTTACTGGCGTACTAGAAATTTGATGACTCGTGGATTACCTACACTCAATTTTCTCGGTCATGCGTTCCGTTTAGATGATGCTGTGCGTTCTCCTTCTGTGCCTGTAATATTTGAACCTGATCCTTATTTTCGTTCTCGGTCTAATTGGGGTGATGATTCTACTCCTACCCCTTTTATGGATCGTTTAGATCGTGATGGATTTACAGGTTATTATTGGCCCCCTTCTCAGGAAAATATGGTGTTTGAGCTTGATATAATTGATCCCGCTGATTGGAATATTCCACAAGAAATACAAGTGGACAATAATGATCACTCTTATGAGTATACACCTCAGTCGCGAACTCCTTGGACACCTGATTATCATCAACAGAGTGTTCCGATGATATGGGAGTTTCCTGTGCCTGATTTTTCCGAACCGCCTCAACATCGTCGTGATAATTTTGAAGAGGATTACCCCAGTATTTTAGCTTGGGCTGATCATCATATTGAAGGACAGCATACGCGATGGCGTGTTGCTATGCAGTTAATGCATGATGTTGAACTTAATCCTGGACCTGTGATGTGTTATTTTATTGGACTTGCTGCTCTTTATGGTTTAGATCGTTTTTCTTTTGAACCTTTTGCAGTCCATAATATCTATTCCACGGATTTTCCGTTTTTCTCTACTTATGAGACCATGTCTTATGATCCTGTTTCTTTTGAATCTAATGCTTTTTTCTTGTCATGGTTTTGGTGGTGGCTTGTTTCTCCATCTTTCATTTTTGTGGCTTGTTATATGCTTGATAGATTTTTGATACTGTTACGTTACTTTTTCGGTTTTACGAGATTTGCCCATTTTTGGATAGTGGTAGTTAACCGTCATGTATTGTGGCGATTTCAAATGTTGCAGGGTTTTGGTCCTTACTCTCTTTTACTTGGTTTTTATATTTGGTATGTGTTGTGGGGTGTTCTTGGTTATCTTAATCCTATTCATTCTTTATGGATTTCATTTGTCTGTTATTGTATTGCTTTTGTTTGGATGCGTGTTATCGCTCATGCAATTGGTTACTTGGGTAATTTCTTTGCGCGACGTGGTAGATCTCGTTCTTGGCAAACATTTTATTATGCTATTCGACCTTTTTATGATGGTATGGAAGATTTTCTTGAACTTCCTGCTTGGCTTAAGGAGTTTGAATGTGCGCTTGATATGGGTGAACTTGATGAGAAAATGTTTGATGATATGTGTGAAATGCGGTATGATGAGTCTCTCGTTGATAATGGAGAGCTCGTACATCAGTCCCAGTTCGTGCCCCAAATGGATAGCTCTACTTTTAGTGGTGATGCTGAGGGTTGTTTACATCCTGAGTGGGCAGCTTTTGAACATACACAAGATCGTGCTCGTATGCTTAAGATTCGTAAGAAGTTGTTGAAAGTTGTTCGTAAACATGATACTTCTTCTGTTTCTAAATGTCTTTTGCGTGCCTGTGTTGCGTCTTTGAATGAGTATTTTGCCTTACATCCTAAAGAAGAGGCTAGGTTTGTTTCCCAGATGAATGGTTCTTGGTTTTCTACTGCTAAGGATTTTCTTGCTCCTCGTGTTGGTATGGATTCTGCTACACAAGCTACTTTGTTAAAGTTTGTTGAGGATCTTCGCCAACCTAAAGTTACTGTGGATATTCCTTTACTTACCTCTTTGCGTGATCAACTTGTGTCTTGCTATGAGAAACCTGAACTTCACCAACTTGGACTTTATTTAGCTTATCTTGCTTAACTATCTGCTTTGAGGGTGGGTGGTCGAAAGCTAGTGTTGTTGCGTATGGTTTACACGCATATACTATGTGGCTTTATGGTATTATGAGTCCTTGTTCTTTGGCTATGGGTGCTTCTCGAGCTCTATTTTCCATGGAGTCCAAGAAACCTCATATTGAACAGCCTGTTATTTTCTTTTCTCCTGAAGAAGTTGATGAGTATAATGAAGCAGCAGGTAGTTTTGTTCGACAAGGTAAGCCTTTGTCATGGAAAGATGAGGACACTGCGTCTGTAGTTGAGCCTATTTTGGGACTTATGTGGTTTACCATGTTTTCTAAGTCTGCCAAGAAAGGTCAATTTACTTCGTTTATGGAATCTTTATCTAAAATGCCTCAGATGGAACGTGGTGTTACCTGGTCTGTAGATTTCTTTATTAAGATGTTGGCTAAGTTTGCTCAGTGGATTCCTGAAGAGTATGATATGCATGGTTGTTTGAAGAAAGAGTCTATGTTTCCTGAACTTGATGATATTGTTAGAGATGCTGACGTAATTATTAAGGAGTATAGGAAACCTGATTTTCGGCTTGATGGTGATATGATTGAACGTATTTTTAATGTTGAGGCTCGAATTAATCGAGCGTATTCCGACAGAGATTTGCGCGATAACAAATTTCCTGAAGCTAGGAAGATTCTTACTAAGATCTCTCAGAATTTTAAGGTGATTACTGATTATGCTGCTCAAAATGCTAAAGGCAAGAATTGTAAGCGTCAGAAACCCATTGGTGTTATTCTTTGTGGGGGCTCTGGTGTTGGAAAGACTTATGTTTGTATGAATCTTGTTCAGAAGTTGTTGATGCGGTGTCTTCCCGCTAGTTTGATTTCGGCTTGTCATAAGAACTATATGGATTTTGTCAATTATATTCAGTTTGGCTACAATTTTATTCCTAACTTCAAACGAGGATTCATAAGTGTGGTCAATGAGTTTGGCGCGATGACTGATGTTCAAGGTTTGAATTTTACTGGTTGTGTTGATCTTATTTCTATGGTTGATGAAGCGCCTAAGATTGTTGAGAGTGCTTCTTTGGATCAGAAAGATAATCAGTTCTTTGACTCTAAGTTTATCATGATTACTACTAATCGTACTAGTTGGAAGGAATTTGTCTCTGTGTATTTTAAACTTGCTCTTTTGAGGAGATTTACTGTTTTTACCGTATTTCCTTATGTTGAGTATTGTACTCCGGAGTCAGTTCAGGATTACTTGAATAATGGTAAAGATAAGTCCAAACTTAAGATTCGTGATTCTTTTGATATGCCTACTCTTCCCGATGGAGGTCCAGTTGAAAATTGTTATGAATTTTTACTAACAGATTTTTCTACTGGCGACATTACTGGACCTTCTATGAATGTCTATGAACTTGAGGAGTGGATGGTGAATCAATATCGTAAACAAGCTGTGGTTTTTGAGGGCAATGGTAAGAATGAGAAGATTATTCGTGAGCGTGCATTGAAACGTAGGATGGAAGAGACTGGTGAAGTCTTTCCTGAATTGTTTTCTGGTCAGGGGTGGTTTTCCTCTTTCCGTGAGTATTTTTGGCCTGATGAAGTTGATCTTTTGGAGCCTACTGTTGTTGACGTTGTTAAGGAAGCTTTCGGTGAGATCGAGTGTGTTTGTACCACTTGGTTGTCTGATCCGTTAGTTCAGCGTGCTTTGCTCGTAATTGGGATTCTAGGATCTCTTTATGTGGGGTGGGGCTATGCTCGTGTTCATTTAGTTGAGCAGAGTTTTACCCCTAAAATAGCAAAAGCGCGTCCTGACAAGAGAACTCGAGAGAAGATGCGACAGACTAAGTCTACAGTTCATGCTTCCCATCCTGCTCTTAAGGGTGGTAATTTTGATGAGTTGCCAAATCATGTTATTCAAGGGCATAAGTTTCGTGAGAATGCTGTTAACCTTGTTACTACTTTAGCGTGTCATAACCTTTTTGATGTTTTACACATTCAACCTGGGAAAGAACCTTATCTTCTTGGTAGATGCTTGTTTATTGTTGGTCGTGTCATGATGATTCCTAAACATTATGTTCTTGAGTTTAATAAGCCTCTTCCTCGATCTGTTAGGTTGGCCATTAGATTGTCTTCAAATAAGGATAGTATTCCTGTTCAATTTGAGTGGTCTGATTGTATTGTACACAGCCATCCTCATCAAGATTGGAGTCTTGTCATGTTACCTCGTGTTGTTGATGAGAAAGCTACGATTTTGAATCACTTCGCCACTCGTAAGCAGGATTTAACTCGTGGTCCGTTTTGGGCTGGAATGTTAGTTGCTGAAGGTAAAGGCTTTCAAGTAATGCCGTCTTGGACTGATTTTCTTGAAGATAAGAAATATGATACCATGACTTCTGCTGAAGGATATTCGATGTCTGTTGGCTGCGATGTTGGTTCGTGCGGGTTTCCTTATATTGCCACTGATGACGAGTACCCTCAACCTATGATATTTGCTATGCACACGGCAGGTATTAATGGGATGAAACATGCCTATGGTAGTGCTGTGTTCATTGAGGATATTAAAGATTTGTTGGCTATGTTCCCTGTTAAACCACACAGTTCTTCTATGCAACCTATTCATTGTGTATCTATGCCTAGTGCTCCACATATGATGATTTTTGGCGATGCAGAACCTGTTCAGTTGTCAACGAAGAGTGTTCATGTACCTGCCCCTCTTTATGGGATTATGGGTCAGCCTACTAAGTATCCTAGTCGTCTTACAAGTTTTAAAGATGATGAAGGACAGTGGGTGAACCCTATGGTGATGTCTATGAGTGAATGTAGTAAGAACTTGGGCTATGCTAATCCTCGTTTATACGAAGAGGCTTCTCGTGCTCAAATTCAGTTTATTTTTAAACATTCAACACCTGTTCCAGTTGAAGTAGGTCCCTTGACGTATGAAGAAGCCGTGATCGGAAGACCCGGTGTATTCAAAGGGATTGACATGGATACGTCGTGTGGGTATGGCTATAGTAATAAAGGCATTTCGAAGAAGGATATTTTTTGGAAGGATGGAGAGTTGAATCTTAATACTCCTGCTTCTAAAGAGTTGAAATTGAAGATTGAGTATATGCGTGACCGTATGGCTGATCGTGAGTTTATTCCTGATGTTGTGATTGATACTCTTAAGGCAGAACTTTTGTCTGAAGAGAAAGTCCGACTAGGGAAGTCTCGCATGTTTAATGTATATCAGCTGCACCGTTATATTTTAGCACGTATGTACTTTATGCCTTTTGTTGCTTGGGTTGTGGAAAATTGTATGAATAATGGCTTTACTTTGGGTATGAATGTTTATAAGGATTTTAACCTGTTTCAGAAGTTTATTACGTCCAAGGGAACAAAGATCATCTCTGGTGATGTCAAATGGTTTGACAAACGTCAGATGATAATTGGTTTTTATTGTTTCTTTGATTTCGTGAACGCTTTCTATATTGGATGTAATCCTTTGGACAAGAATGTCCGAGATATGTTTATGGTTGCGGTGATGCGAACGTTACATGTTCAAAAAGTGGGTCAGGTAGCTGAAGACGGACGGTTGATAATTAGTGACAAACTCGTAGAGTGGTTTGGTAGCCTTACTTCGGGATGGTTGCTTACTGCTCATGCTGGTAGTTTCATGAATGGGACAAACCTAATGTACTGTATTGCTGATATCAGGTTGACTGATAAAGGCGGTGCAGAGGCGTATACAGGTGAGGATCCCTTTGATTGGAATGAGTTTTATGAGAATGTCGCTATATTTAAAAATGGAGATGATAATGTAATCAATGTCAGTGATGAGTGGTCTGAAACCGTCACGCAGAGCTCGATGATGAGTTCTTCTGCCAAGATTGATATGATTTATACTCCTGAACATAAAGGTGCTATTACTGTTGAACATCGAAACTATGATGAGATTGAGTTTTTGAAGAGAATGTTCATTTGGCACGCTAAGTTCCGTTATATGGCTGGTGCTTTGAGGAAGGAGAGTATTATTGAGATGTTGAACTGGACTGGTCGTGTCTTTAAGAAGGAGCAGTATTGTGACACTATTGATCAAGCTCTCATGGAGTGGTCTGCCTGGGGTGAAGACGAGTTTAACCGTGTCTTCCCTATTATTGAAGAGGCAAGTATCCGTGAATTGTCTTATGTTCCCTTGAATAATACGTATGAAAAGGCGTTTCGTGCGTACATGGGAACTAACGTTGACGGGTTCTATTAGGAACCCTCCGTCCTGGGGAGGACATTAATCTACCCCACTAGGGACCGACTCACTGTTAAAGTTTAAGTGATTAGGCCCCTTTGTATATAGGCTTTGTGATGTGTAAATGCTTTGTAACCTCTAGGTCCATTGTCGTGATGGCCCTTCGCGTCCGACGATTCGGAATAGAGAAGTGCATTGTATGAAGTTACGTCTGTGTACATAAATTAATAAAACCTAGCTACGGCTATGGGTGGTGCTATATATTGCAGGTGCGCTGCCCGAAACCTGACATCTTACTTATATGAATTCTACTACAACAACTTCTAGTGCTATGTCCATGGATACAATCCAAGCTGCTCCGTCTGATATGTCATGTTGCGACACTCAAGAGACGACGACGTTTACTGACGAAGGAATTACTATTTCCGTCGGTAAGACTACTAAGAACGAGCCTTCGGCGATAACTATGCCGGACTCGGATATCAAGAACTTTTTAGCGAAGCCATTCCTTATTAAACAGGGGAGTTGGGCCACAACGGATGTTTACACCGGAGGGTCCCACCTGTTCAATACTGGCATTGCTACACAGTTGGTCAGTAATGCCTTCTGGACAAATAAGTTGCAAGGATATAATCTTATGCGAGCTAAAGCAATTATTAGGATTGTGATTAATGCGACCCCTTTTCAACAAGGTAAGTTGCTTTTAAGTGTGATGCCTTTGGCCTCCAATTATGCTTCTGCAGATGCTGGTTTTGCGAATCGGCATGTTTACACATTGCAGGGCCTGCGGATGTTACCATGTGTGGAAATTGATTGTCGTGACTCGGTTGCGACTCTTGAAATTCCGTATATTGCACCAACAAATTGGTTTAACATCAAGCAGGTGAAGTATGACTGGGGTACTATGTATCTTAATGTACTTAGTCAACTGGCGACAGGTGGGACTGAGCATACTGTAGATTATTCGATTTATCTCCATTTCGAAGATCTTGAGTTAGCTGGCCCCATGGTGCCGCAGATGGCGAAATTTAAAGGACGAACTGGTGCCCTCTCAGAGGCTGAGGAGGCGAAATATTCTACTGGTTCTGTTAGTGGTGTGTTAAAGACTGTTAGTAGTGTCGCGACGGCGTTGGAAGGTGTTCCAATTCTAGCTGATGTTATGGGCCCTGTTTCTTGGGTCTCTGGCTGGCTGGGTAACGCTGCTGCTGCATTTGGATGGTCTAAACCTATTACTGAAGAGGCGGGTATGCATATGAGTCAACAGTATAATCGCTATATGGCGACTTCTGATGGTTTGGATAATTCCTACCCTTTGGCAATTAGTGCTACTAACAAGACTTGTGTTACTGACCGTTTGTCCCTATATGACTGTGATGAGATGAGTTATAAGTTTCTTTCTAGAGTTTCTACTTTCTGGAAGACTATATCTTGGTCTGGAGCGACGACTTCTGGAAATCCTGTGTTGGCTAATCAAGCCATGTATCCTCAGGCTTTCTTTGGGACTGGTACTTTTACCAGTGGTGCCCATGTTGTTACTTTTCATCAAGGTCCTCCGATCTACTATTTATCCCCGTGGTTTGCACTTTGGAGGGGTTCAATTGAGTTGACTTTGAAGTTTGCTAAGACAGATTACCATTCTGGTCGATTGCAGATTACTTGGACTCCTTATAGTAACACTTCCGATACTGCTCCCGACTTGGTCACAGGTATGTTGGCCTTAAGGGAGATTATTGATCTTAGGACTCAATCTGAGATAACTTTGACTTTACCTTATCTACTTGAGAGTAACTATATAAGTAACAAATGGGGAACTGTTACTCCATCTGGATGGCTTGACATTATCGTTCTGAATGAATTACGTGCTCCTGATACGTGTTCAGCAGATATCGATATGTTGATGTATGTCCGAGGTGGTCCTGACTTTGAGTTTGCTTGTCCACGTGTCAATTCCGTGCATCCTTACTCTCCTCAAATGGATTCTTCTAGTCTAGCCCAGGCAATATCTAAACCGATAGCTTCTTCAAGTGTCGGTCCCGATGACTGTTCGCAATCGTGTGAAAGTGTCGGTGAAAGATGGGCTTCTCTGAAACAGTTTCTCTCCCGTTCCCAAGCGGTTTATAATGTTGGGGTAAAAAATACGAGTTCCTATGGTCTCAATCCTTACGTGATGCACATTCCGTCAATTAAAACTGATGGGACTGTGACGCAGGGTGATGTGACTAATGGGGCTTATGACATATTTGGTTTTATGTACCTATACCAGCGTGGATCGCAGAATATCGCGGTCCAACAAAATACCCTAGTTAACGCTAATAGCTCGGGGCTCATACTGGCTTTATCTGTTGATGACGTGTTTAACGTTGGCACAGCTATAACAACTGGTTTTGATCCCCTTGGGTTGACTGGTGGTGCTTATACCCAAACTATGACGGACAATATCTTCCCTACGGGTGGATTTGTAGTTACGAACCAAGGACTGAATTTGACGTCCGGACATGTTCCGTTCTACTGCGCTTTAAAGGCAAGCGTAGTCCAAAATACACAAGCTACTGATGTTTTAAACAGTACTGATGCCTCTATTCCTCTGGCGAGGTTGCAAGTTTATTCTGATGGAACGAACTTGGCAAATGCCAGAATCTTCCGGGCTTTAGGAGATGACTTTCAATTAAGTTATTTTCTAGGGTGCCCCCCTATTTACGTTAGTAATACTTGAGTTTCAAGGGCACCCGCCCGGCTTTTATCAATTATTCGATTCGTTCATGGGTCGTCCCTGTTGGATGCTAAATGCATCGGAGGGGCGTGTCTCTTTAAAGAAGATTGGTCATACACATTACGCTTGAGCGAGGCGTAATGCGTTTTCTTT